TTGGAATTAGAACTGAATTACCACCAGACACAACGGAGTTTGAAATAGATGTCGAAAGCTATTAGTGAAGACGCTCAAATACACATTAGCGTAGCTTTTCTTATCAAAGCTATGGTGGCAGTTGCGATTGTTACTGGCTCTTGGTATCAAGCACAAATGAAGTTTGCAGAGCAAGAGAGAAGGATAGAAGATTTGGAAAATAAAGTTACTGTATTAAATGCTAGTGTCGAAGGAATGGAAACACAGCACATACAGAAACTTGAGGAAGAAAACAAAACCCTAATGCAAAAGTTAGGATTAAAGAGAAAGTAAGGAAATATAATGGCTAAAAAAGAAAATAAAAAAGAAAATGCCCCAATGTTAAACCTTGATGGGAAAGAGTATGATATCAATCTAATGAGTGATGACCAAAAGACAATGGTTAATCACATTGCAGATTTAAATAGAAAGATTGATACATCAACATTTAATATTCAGCAGTTACAGTTTGGAAGACAAGCGTTTATAGACGGTCTTAAAGCTGCACTATCTGAAAAAAATAAGTATCCTTATAATAAAGAACAAGAGTCTGGTAAAGATTAGTATGTTTTTTATGCTTTGGATTAGAAAGAAGGGTTGGTAGTATGGCTAAGAACTTAAAGAATGTAAACCTTAATGGATTATCTGCTATGCAAAAAAAGCAAATGCAGAAACATAAAGTTCACCATACTAAAAAACACTTGTCAGTAATGGCATCAGAAATGAGAAAGGGTAAAACCTTTAAACAATCACACAATAAAGCCCAAAAGATTGTTGGGAAGTAGTGATTGATAAAGCAATTCTTGCAGGAAAATTTATTATGTCTATTGTAGTCGCATTTAGCATTAGACAAGAAATGCTCCTGCAAGTAATGCTTGGATTTTTATTTTTAATTGGTTTAAAAATGACTAAGAAAGTATTAGATGATTGAAACATATGCTGAGTACGGTGCTGTTGGTGTTATTGTCTCATTATTTGTAATGATGATAGTAAATCTCATGAAAAGCCAAAAAGCTCAAAATGAAGATTTAGACAATATAAGACAAGCTATAGCTAAGATGGAGTCTACGATAGAGAATGTAGAGGGTATAGTTATAAAACTAATAGAGAGATGGAATAAGTCAGACGATATAAGTCAAAGACATAGAGAAGATATAGTAAAAGAATTAAACGATGTAACCGATGATTTAGCGTACCTTAAGGGTCGCATTAATGGAAAGGCTAGTTGATAAATGGTAGATTCAACTAAAGCAGTAGTTAATGGTGTAGTTGGAGTAGGTGTTTGGTGGGTCAACTTACCAATGTTACTGCAAATGGCTGTATCTATTGCAACTTTAGTATACTTAATAGTTAAAACAAATAATGAGATTAGGAGAAAATAATGGGTTTAAAAGAAATGTTAGTAGCTGCGGCTGAAAGTCAAGCGGATTCAATTAAAAAACAAATGGTTGACCAGCTTACTTCAGATGAAATGGCTAAGACAATCGCTACAAAAATTAATGAGAAGATTGATATTCCATTTGTAAGCGAAGATAAAGAACAAATCTTTTTTGAGAAGTGTGTTGATGTTGTTACTGACCTAGTAGAAGGTTTAATTAAGGGTAAGTAATGCCTAGATTCAGCACAAAAAGTAAAAATAAACTATATACTTGTGATAAAAGACTGGTACTTCTATTTAAAGAAGTGGTAAAAGGTTTTGATTGCACAATATTAGAAGGTCATAGAGGACAGAAAGCTCAAGATGAAGCATATAATAGAGGAAATAGCAAAGTTAAGTTCCCGAATGGGAAGCATAATAAAAGCCCCAGTAATGCTGTTGATGTTGCTCCTTATCCTATTGACTGGGATGATAGGGATAGGTTTCATTACTTTGGCGGCTATGTTCTTGGAATTGCTAGACAGATGGGACTCAAGATAAGATGGGGTGGAGACTGGGATATGGATACCAAGACCAAAGATAATAAGTTTGATGATTTAGTACATTTCGAAATAAAGGAATAATGCCTAAACAATTTAAAACATATACACGATTTGATGGTGGTTTAAACACCAAAACTAACGCAAGGTCTATTGCAGATAATGAGTTAGCACAAGCTAATAATGTTATTGTAGATGAGTTTGGAGTAGTAAAGTCATCTGGTAAAGTTACAGACAATACAAGTGACTACACAGCTCCTAGCTTAGATGCGTCTCAGGCTGGATTTGGTTTGTTCCAAGCTAGAATGGACTATACTGGAGTTAGTGGCTCTGGAACTAATACATCTACAATAAAGACATTCTTGGCTGATACAGATGCTACTTCTGACACTAGAATAGATGTAGCTGATGGTAGTGGTAGTTTTTCAGAAGCTATAGACTTAGGTAGTACTGCAAACGGCAAGGTAATATATGACTTAGCTGATGGTGTGGTAAGAGTTTGTGATACTAATTTTGGTGCTGGCAATAGTGTTAAATGGTTTGGTTATGTTAATAAAAAACTATGGCTAGATAGTAGTTTAAGTCAATTAAATGTTGGTGGTGGTAGCGCCCAAACAGTTAATCAATGGGTAGTATCTGATGCTCCGCCAAAACAACCATTTGCTGGTACAGCTGCTAAAGGTCTAGCTACAGCTGTGCTGGGCTTTGAAGATACTCTTGAGGGTGTTGCAAGTGGAACTACCGTTACAGCAGCTAATAACATAACAAGCACTGGCAATACAGATGGAGTAGATACTCAATTAGATACTGGTCTTTATGTTATTGTTAGTTCTGGTGATACCGATACAGTAGGAATTGCATCTAGAACAAACAACACTACATTAGTAATAGATTCTTCTAAAACTTGGAATGCTGCTGGTTCTGATGTGAAGTTATACATATTTCCAGATGCTGGTTTAGGTTTTAATGTTCAAGTCTTAGCAACTGGTAGTGATGGGACAATTCCAGCTGGTACGTATGAGTTTGCACAAACATTTATTTATGATGGTGTTCAAGAATCGTTACCTACGGTAATGACTGGATTAACAACTGTTTCTGCTAATAATAGACTTACTCTGTCTATTGCAGCTTCGCATGGATATGACGAAAGAATTACTGGAGGCAGGATATACTTTAGAGATTCTACCTCAAAGGGAGAGTTTCAACTTGCAGCTGAGATAGATTTAACCTATGGATGTAGAACAAATTTAGAGGCAAAGCACGTTGGTTGGTCAACTATATATAGCCAAGCTTCCTTTTTATTTTGCACAGTAGCAATACAAGACCCAAATGCTGATACATACAGCTCACTAAATGGATATAACGCTGATTTGTCTAGCATATCAATAGGCAATACTGGAGAAGGGTATAAGACTAGCGTAGTGTCAAATAGAAGAAGGTTTGTAGCTAATGTAAAGTCTATCAACGACAAAGGACAAACAGTTGTTCAGTCAGATAGATTAATGTATAGCGAGATAAATAGATTTGATACGTTTCCACCTACAAACTTTATTGATATAGGTGTTAACGATGGAGAAGACTTTGTAAAAATAGAGTCTTATGCCGATAGATTATTAGCATACAAGAATAGAACATTGTATGTTATTAACGTGGGTGGTGGTTCTGATACTCAATGGTTCTTAGAATCAGAACATAAAAATATGGGAGTAGACTTTCACGCAGCAGTCGTAAAAACAGACTTTGGAGTTGCCTGGGTAAATAAGAATGGTTTATTCTTTTATGATGGTTCACAAATAAGAAACTTGCAAAGCAAGGTACTGGAGTCAGAGTGGACAAGTTTTGTAAACGATGATACTATTATTGGGTATGAACCAACTCATAAACATTTAGTTATAGTTAGAGATGCTGCTGCTTCTGGTGGTACAAGTGGTGATGCTTATGTTTATAGTTTTATTACAAACAGCTTTACTTTTGTAGAAGATATGGTTGATAACGCTGTAAAAACTAATATTATTACAGACCTACATAACAATATGACTTTAGGTGTAGGAACAGATGAGTTAGAATCTTATGATGGAGAGCCAGATTCTGGAGCCACGTTTGACATAAAGTTAAAAGACGATGACTTTGGTTTGCCTAATATAGTTAAGAAGATTTACGGTGTAACTGTAGAATATGCTAGTGGAGCATCTAATAGTAATGGTGTTAAATATTTTTACACAAATGATAGTGGTACAAAGCAAGGAACTGCTAATGCTGGGACTTTAGCTAGTACAAGCAGTGACTTAGATGTAAATAGAATTACATTTGGTTCTCCATTATTAGCTTCTTCTTTTCAGGTTCAGATAGATTTAGATGGAAGTAGTATTCAAAAAGTAAATAGTGTTGGTGTAGAGTATAGACCATTATATAAGAGAATTACATAATGCCTATTGATAGAGAAAAAAGATTTTTATATAACTCTAAAGGAGTTAAAACAAAACTAGAAATAGGTTATCCGTCAAATAATTCTGGTAATGATGGAGAAGAAAGAGTGATAAAA